ATGAATCCATTAATCCAAAGCTTGACTGAAGGTCAACTTCGTACAGATATCCCATCATTCCGTCCTGGTGACACTGTTCGTGTACACGCGAAAGTTGTCGAAGGTAACCGTGAACGTATCCAGATTTTTGAAGGTGTTGTTATTGCACGTAAAGGTGCTGGCATCTCAGAAAACTACACAGTTCGTAAAATCTCTAACGGTGTAGGTGTTGAGCGTATCTTCCCAATCCACACTCCACGTGTTGAAAAGATCGAAGTTGTTCGTTACGGTAAAGTACGTCGTGCGAAATTGTACTACTTGCGTGCTCTTCAAGGTAAAGCAGCTCGTATCAAAGAAATCCGTCGTTAATTCGACTAAAAAACTCTGCTCATTCAGCAGGGTTTTTCTCTAGCTCCCTTAGTTCAATGGATATAACAACTCCCTCCTAAGGAGTAGTTGCAGGTTCGATTCCTGCAGGGGGCATATAAACTACTGATTTTACTGGGTGTTTGAGGTGTTTCGCCCCAAATTCGCCCCTAAATTTGCAAATATCTCTCTTACTTCCGAGTTACTTTCCTCTTCTAGTTCTTTTAATTGATGAGCATAGACTTCGATGGTGATGTTCATATTCTCATGACCAAGAATTTTCGAAATAGAAAGCAATTCGACACGTTGAGAAATTAGAAAAGAAGCATAAGTATGTCTAAGCGAATGAGCATGGACATTTCTGCCAACAATTCTTCTCAATGTCTTATTGACTGCATTATTTGATATGTTGGAGAAAATCCGATTTTCTTTGTTATGGATCCAATGTTCTTTCTGGTAGTTTTTTAACAATTTAAGTGTCTCATCGTCAAGTGGTATCTTTCGGATACTGCTTTTTGTTTTTGTACTTGCAAAATCAAGATTGGTTTTATAGTTCCAGGTCTTATCTACTGAGAGAACTTTGTTATCGTAATCCACGTTATCCCAAGTAAGTCCCAGGCACTCAGCAAAACGCATTCCAGTAACTGCTATAAGATAGATCACTGCATAAGATTGAACGTCCATTTTACGCTTTGAAACAACTATAACTTTTTTGTACTCTTCAACCTCAAGAAACTTGGTTTCTTTTTCGATACCTTTATTTTGGGAAACAGCCTTGGCAAAGGTTGTAAAATCCTTTTGAATGATTTCCTCGTGAACAGCCATAGCGACGCATTGTTTGATATGGATATTTAATCTTTCAACCGTCGCTTGGGAGTGAGTCTCAGCAAACGTATTTAGGGCTTGCTGATAGATTGAACTGGTTATGTTTTTAAGTTTTTCCCCTGGGAATAGCTTTTCAATATTGCGATTGGTAACTTGATAAACTTGCCAAGTCACGGGAGAAATATTAGGTTTCTTATGAATGGTTGCCCATTGTTTAAAGTATTCGTAAAGAGTAATGTCGTCCGAAACATAAGAGGGAAGAAGTAGTTCTTTCTCTCTTTCAGCAGCTGCAATTTGTGCAGCTTTTTTTGTTGGGAATCCACCTTTTTCAGCTTTTTTGTATTTTCCGCCTGGACTTTTATAAGAAATGCGATATTCCCACTTGCCATTTTCTCTTTTTCTGTATGATGCCATTTGATTTTACCTCACTTTTTTGCTAAAATGGGTACAAGAAAACGACCTTTTGAATGGTTGTTTCTTATATTCAAGTTCCTCACACTCAGAGTCGCCAAACTTTGCGAGTGTGGGGATTTTTTATTTTAGATAATTTTTTTCGAAGACCATTGTAGCTTGTATACGATCACCACCACCTAGGCCTTTACTTCCACCGTTAGCAGTAGTAATAGTATGTAGTCGATATCCTTTAGCTACTTGTTTATTAATTACATCTTCCAGTTCTGTCAGGTTCCCTGATCCAGTACCAAAGAATTTTTCTTTTAAAGTAACTTGAAGGACGACATAGTGTAGTCCATTTGAGCCTGAAGCTGTAGAGAATGACGACTCTTGTTTAACATTATCAAAAAATCCCATAAGATTTTACTCCTTTAAAACATTAAAATTATTCAACTTGTTTATAAAATTCGGTGCGGACCATAATTTCATCAGTTACAGTCTTTAATTGATATCGCTCCATAAATCGAACACTATTAAAACTTTCAACTCCATATGTAGCTAATTCTTCGGCTACTAGATTTTGGATCATATAGCGATTAGCCTCATTCTCGCATAGTAGTGGAGCATTTCGGTACAAACTGCGGTAGTGTTCTAGATGTCCGAGTTCGTGAAAAAGAACTTTTCGTCTTTCATCTGGACTTAAATCAGCATTGATATAGACAATTCGGTTAATTTCGTCGTAGAATCCGTTTCTTTGCCATTGTTTAGTGGTAAATTCACGTAAAGTAACTTTATGGAGATCCAATAATTCTTTTTCTGTCATATTTTTCTCGCTAAATTCCTTTACTAATCAGCGTGTTTTTGTTAAAATCAAATTAAAAATAGAGAGGAGGAAGTCATATGAAACTAGTTCAAATCCTTTGGGGATATTTGCTGGCGTATTCTATTTTTTCTCTCACTCTTTTCTTTTTAGACAGAGGTATTATTTTCATTACTTTTTTGATTTTTATTCTAGTAGTAAAAATTATCCCTCATCCTGATTCTCATTTGAATCCATTTGCGTTTGGGGTGCGTTTTCGTAAGAAACACTAGGTGAGTCAACAGTGATTTCAAATGCTCTCACATTTCTTAATGATTCTAGTTCTTTGCGAGCTTTTTCTATTTCAACATCTCGCTGTACATCTTTTAGCTTAGCGTCTTTTTCCATAGTTTCAACTTCTACAGTCAGTTTGCGTTCTTCCAATCTGGCTGTTTTTCTTTGTTGCAAGTATGGGAAGAGTCCTTTCATTTTAACACCTGTGACCTCAACATCACCAAATAAGAGACTGAGACCTATTAAACCCGATTCTATCATCCAATGGTTATCAGATATGAATTGTCCGATGGATTGTAATGTTATTTCTCCAGGGCTTTCTACATTTGATGTGGCGATGATTTCTTCATCAATTTCTGGGTTCTTATATTCGTCGATAATAGAATATAAATTTTTCCACATACTGGAAGTAATAGATCCTTTGGTGTTAACTCTTAACCAGAGGTGTAATTTCCCATCTTTGAAATAAAGTGGTGAAACTAGACCATCGATATATCTAGATAAATCTGTGATATTAAAAATAGTGTGATGAACTGTCAGTGTACTGTATAGAAATTTTGAATTTACTTTTCTACGTGGGACCTCATTAATCCATATGACGTTTCGACGCTTGATATCTTCGGATTGTTCATAACCGTGATTTAAAGTTACTTGCCCATCTGACAAGTCTTTTTCATAAACATCGCTTGTGATCTGTCCAATCAAAAAATAGTTCGACTTAAATGATGGGACTACGACGTAATCTCCTATACTCATATCTTCAACAAAACTATAGAGGCGTTTAGCAGTAAACGTGATTTGGTGTTTTGAGAGTTCTTCTCCTTCATATACTCTTATTATTTGCTGCTTATAGTGTTCTATAGTTTTTTCTGTTGTGAGAAGTAAGTCAGTTGTCTGCAAATCAGCAAGAGTGACTCGGTTGTGGTGAATAGAGATGAAGTGGTTGTATTTAAAATCATCGTAATATTTCCCACCTTCAGCTCGGACCAACCAATATTTCGCACGACTATTAAACTGGTAAATTTCAATTTGATTTTTGTGAGACATTTAATCCTCCTTGCTATTCATATATCCTGAGATAATTCCTCGAATGGCTCTACGATCTTCATCGGTCAGAGGTTTCCCATCAAATAGCATAGCGTGGTCTATGATTTTATCGATGTCATCTGGTTCATTTACGTGCAAATTCCCAGCAATTGCAGGATTATCTGTACGACCAAGCAGGTAGTCGGTGGATACGTTGAAGTAGTCGGCGATTTCTTGTAATCGTTCGGAGCTGACCTTTTGTCGCTTTAAAGAATACAGAGTATTTTTACTGTATCCAAGTTTTTCTTCTACTTGATTTAGAGATAAGCCTTGTTTTTTTGCTAATTCTCTAACTTTTTCAAATGTCGGAAACATTGTTAAATCAACCTTTCTAAGAGATTGACAAAAAATATTTAAATTATTTGTTTAAAAATATTGACAAATTAAATAAATGATCTAAAATAGTTTTTGTAAGTAAGTTACAACTAAAAAAATAAATTATAAAAATGTTTTGGCGAACGGTATTTATAGTTTTATTAGTGCTTTTTATTATGCTTTCATTTTAAATTATTTATTTAAAATAGTCAAGCAATAACACAAAAAATAGTTAAAAATTTAGTTGTTTCTTATTTACTTGTTCCTTGACAATTGAATAGAGCATGTGAGATAATAGAGGGGAATTAAGGATTAGTTCCATCATGGGCTATCTCACCTCCTTTCGCAGGCGGTGTAGAAGTGCCGTTCCTATTGTATCACATGCTCTATCAATTTGATAGGGCATTTTTTATTTTTGAAAAAAGGAGGAACACATAGATGGAAAGCGTTCTTGAAAGCTTGAAAAAAGAAAAAGACCACCTTGAAAAAATTATTAAGGTAGTCAGCTCTGGTGGTAAATTTCTGAGATTGCCGTATCAAAAAAAGTCACGCTCGATTAGTGAGAATCTGAAATTGATTTCTCAAAATCTTGATAAATTGAGCGAGCGAGTTCAACAAACCACGAATCGGCATTCATGATTTCAAGATGACGAAAGAAACCTGTTTTGGTTTCCAGTTCGGAATCGTGTGCATAACGTAATATTTCTCTAGCAAAGATGGTTTCAAAATCAAAATCTTTACCATCATCGTAGATGTCGCGTTTGCTTGCTATTGTCAAATATTCTTTAAAAGTCATAAGGTTAACTCCTTTCTGCTTATATTATAGCAGAAAAAGAAGAAAGAAAAAGAAAGGAGAAAATATGCCAGATATCGCAAACGGTCGCGAAAGAGTTAATGCTTTCTTGAAAGAGAAAGGCATTAAAAAAGCAACTCTAGCGGTTGCTTACGGCTTTAAGCGACAGGAAGTGACAAACATTCTAAGTGGAACGACTAAAGGTCCAAGAGCGAATAGTTTCATTCTTCAGGTTATTGAAGATTATGGGATTGAGTAAGAAAGATTTGAGGAGTAGAAAAATGGAAGAAGACATCAGAATTCACATGCCTTACGAGGCATTTAAAAACCTGCTTGTTAGAGCAGGCAGAATAAAGCGTGAAGAAGGCAAGCAGATAACTTGGACAAATAATACCGCTCCGTTTACAAAAGAGCAACGGAGGGAAATAGATGAACTCTACGAACGGTTTGCAGAAGATTGAAGGTGGAGTTTGTTAGTGATGTGTGAGTTAACAATTAGCAAACAGTCATTTAGTCTATCGAAAATATATCTAGGTTCTTCGATTACATCAGGGTCAAAAAATTGCTCTTCCATTTCTATGTCCCAAGTGTAAAATCCTTCAGGGTGTTTATAGCCAGCCTGATAACGAAGTACGTTTCTAAAAGTGATGAATTTTTTGCGTTCGTCATCATTATCTAAAAATAGATAGGTCTTATAAAAGATATCATCGAAGTTTGTGATGATATCTAAATCAATTGGATCAGCACCATCAGGCCTTGAATCTACATATGAAACTGTTTTACCGCTAATAGATGCAAAATTTTGAAAAGTTGAAATATATAAATCTCTATCCTGACTTAGTTGGGCATTTAAGAAATCAACCTTCTTTTCTTCGAGCTTATTTTTACTTTCAACCTTTTTTTGCTGGTAAGCAAAACCATGAATAATCAAATTTGTTAAAACAGTTGCACCAACAGAAATCAATGTTGTTGTAAATACTTCAGACATACAAATACCTCGTATAGTATTATTTTTATAAATTATTATATCAAAATAAGAGGAGATGACATCGGACTTAAGATTGATATTTGGAGACAATCATGGAAGATAAAATCATCGAACTTGCTGATTACTTTATCAGCGAGAATACAACGTACAGAGAAGCTAAAATAGCATGTGAGAAGCTATTGAAACAAGTCAGCCATGAGATAGAACTCAGGGCGCTGGAAAGTAGGACGAGGGTATGAAATGAGACCAAGAAAATATCCGTATAGTTTCAAACCAAATCTGATGAACATTTTAGATAGTCGTTTCTATACACGGCTAATTGTTGAAACAGAGGATGGAGCAAAAAAAATAGCAGAAGTCACACTAGATGATGTAACTTCTGCTACAGGATATGTTGTAAGTCTAAGACCAAATTATGACTAGCCTTTAGGAGGGAATGGGTCTTTACCGTGGCTGTCACGGCTTTGAATTCTCCCATCTTTGCCATGAATGATTAGTTCGGAATCTTGATTTCGTGAAATCTGTCTAGCAATATTTGTAGCTTCACTCTTTGTAGTAGTATGAACAGTTGCTCTTGAATTGCCAGCACCTTTCACGTTCCAACCACCATTTTTGGAAGGGACAACATGCTGATTTTTACCCATGATTGTATCTCCTTTCTGTTGATTTTTTGACTAAAACGGTGAGAGGTCCTAGTCGAAATATATTATATGATAAAAAGCAATACTTGTCAATATATTGTGTAAACAAGGAGGCGAAATCTAAAACAAGCACAATATATAGTGCGGTAGCATATATAAGTGCAAGAAGTATAAAACTAGATAAGGAGAAAAAGGCTATGCTTTGGGAAAAAATATCTGAAAAACTTTCAGAACGAAATTGGACAGTTTATAAACTTTGCTTAAAAGCAGGTATCGGACCTGCTGGAATCTATCGTTTAAGAGACGGAGAGGTGAAAGATTTGTATTTTGATACGGTTAAGAAAATTGCTGATGCGTTGGAAATCAGCGTAGATGAACTAAGGTAACAAAAAAAGCACCTAATGGAAGTTAGGCGCTTACTAAAATAACTAACTGAATTATATCACGAAAGGAGCAAAAATGGAAGAGTTGATCCAAGCGATTGCGAGTCAAATAGAATTCACGGTATTGCAATCAGCAGATATTGAAGAAGCTTTCCCTCTGGAATTGAAGCGAAAAGATGTGGCTAAAATGCTTGGGGTTTCTGTAGATACGTTCGATGACCGTTTTCGCTACCAGAAAGGATTTCCAAATATAAATGACAAGCGCTGGCCACGAGATGCAGTCCGTGAATGGTACAACAGCATGTTGCTGAGCAGTAACCGTATCATTGTTTTTGTACTCTCAAGATTTAAGTAACTGTACGACTGTAATTCAATTTATTATTTACTCTCGTTGTGATATGTTCATACTAAAAACCGCTCAGCTGAGCGGTTTTCATATTTTATCATACTTTACAATACCCACGTACGAATAGCATGGGCGACGCCAGATTCGTCATTTGTTTTGGTGATGTATTTGGCGATTTTTTTGAGTTCTGGATTTCCATTTTCCATAACAACGGGGTTTCCAACGGCTTCTAGCATGGCGCGGTCATTTTCTTCGTCACCGATCGCCATGGGTTC